GTCCGGCGTCGGCTCTAGTGTTACAATCTTCTGATGGTATCTGTAGTTGTATTTTGCAGGACACTCATCGAAAGTTTGCTTCCTCGAAACTGAAATGTGTTCTATATCCATGATTTCCTCCGGTTCGTATATTCTAAGGTAAATAAGTCGTCATGGCAATCAATTTTGAAAGATTCAAAGAATGGGCTGAGCGGAAATTTGGCGAGATTGTCGTCAAAAATAAAGAAATCCGCATCAACTCCGTTTTTGAACCCGATGACGATAATTTTCACCTTTGGTGTTCCCCGTCTGGCGGTAAAAAGAAAAGAAAACTCGGCGTATTCCACTGCTTTAAGACCGACAAAAAAGGCAGCTTGGTCAAACTCGTCCAGCTTGTGGAAAAGTGCGACCGAGATACGGCTTTATCTATTCTTACCGGCCAAAGTACCATTTCGGACCTCGAACGCAGACTCGAAGAATATTTTGCCGAACAAGACGGAGTAAAAGCAGAACCGCCAAAACCCGACCTGCAATTGCCAAGTGGTAGTTTACTTATATCTGACTTGCCACTCAATAACTGGTGGAGAAAAAAAGCAGAAGAATATTTGCAGGGACGCCACATCCCCATTGATGGATATTACATCTGCACAGAAGCTCCGTACAAAGCCAGAATAATTATCCCGTATTACGATCAAACCGGGAAATTGATTTATTGGAATGGACGACACATCAGCGACAAGGCCAAATTGCGTTATCTAGGTCCACCCAAAGAAGTTGGCGTGGGCAAAGAAGATGTGATCTATATGGCTGGACCGTGGCCACCCGAAGATTCCTACCTGTATCTGTGCGAGGGCGAATTTAACGCCAAGAGCCTTTTCTTGTCTGAATTGAATGCAGCAGCTTGTGGCGGCAAAAACATAGGTGAGAAACAAGTTACTATATTATCTAGGTACAAGATTGTCTTGTGCCTCGACCGTGATAAGGCCGGGAAAAGTGGCACAAAGAGAATGACAGAGATTTACAATTCTCTGTCGCTCAAAATCGCCACTGGCACCAACCTACTTTATGTGCGACCAGCCAATGGGTTTAAGGACTGGAATGAAATGTTTGTTTCTCTTGGCCCCGCAGTTCTGCACAGTTATATTTTGCGGTCGCAGAAACCAATTACCCATAATTCCCCGTATGGTACGGGAGCGGATATTTTCCTATGAAACTCACTACAATTAAGAAGTTGCAAGACAGATTTGTTGGAAAAGTCTGTACAATACTTACGTCACCCATTCCCAAACAAAACTTTTCTGACACGCAATTCTCTGACTTCTTCACTTGTGTAATCGACTCGCTCGATGAAGACGGGATTTTTGCGACACACCCCACAACCGGGTGTAAAAACTTTTATAATCTAAGCAATGTGTTGGGCATCGTTGAAGAACAAGTGTTCTATGAAGATAACCCAGAACATGCAGAAATAATCGCTAAGGTTCGTGATCTTCCAAAAACGCCCAAGCCGAATCCGAATGATTTTGCAAATATTGATTTAATGGCCAGACTAGCCCAAAAGCAGGATACTTCCAACTAGGGGTAGATTGATTTACCTACTTTGGTCTTGATTTTGTCAATCAATCCGCATTAAATTGATTAGTGGTTTAATTATCTTCAGTCCAAGGAAATGAAAATGAACACAAAATATGTGCCCTTCTTAAAATGGTGGCTTCTGTTCACAGTAGTGTGTGTCGCCGCAATTTTCGTTCAATACGCTGGCTTCTATACCGTTCTTTGGGAAAAAGATTCGAGTTATTTAAGCTGGGCAATTCTGGGCATCTTCGCATTTTTCTCCCTTCTTTGTGGCGGACATATATTTCGTGTATGTGCATCACCACCTAAAGATAGAGAGTCTTTTGAGGATCGCCTACGCCAAGAAGAAGTGGGCTGGTTCTTTAGTGAATTCTGTTTGACTCTAGGTATGATCGGAACAATTGTTGGGTTCGTATTTATGCTTTCAGGCTTTGAAGGCATTGATATGACTAAACCACAAACTGTTCAATCGCTGTTGTCCGATCTTGGCAAGAGTATGGCTACTGCTCTCTATACAACTCTTGTGGGTCTTGTCTGCGGTGCTTTGTTGAAAATCCAATACTTCATTTTGAGCTTGGAACTTCAAAGAATTGGCAAGCCAAAAAAGAAGCAAAACACTCTCGTTTCTTCTTCGTCGCCACTGGCAGAAAATCCACAAAAGACAGAGGCCCAAGTTTTCGAGGAAACTCTTTTGGGCGAAGAAGAAGAATTGATGATCTTCGCAGAAGAAGTTGACGCACAAGGAGAGACACGTCCTCCTTTGAGAGTTTGTTGTACAGAGGATGTTGAAGAAAAACCTGTAGTTATGAGGACGCAAAATGAGAACTAGAAGTTATAGCTGCAATACGTCCTTTTTAGATTTGCTTTTTAATACGCTCATTGCTTTCACCGCTCTGTTTGTTTTGGCTTTCGCTTTAATGAACCAAAACAAGAAAACACCAGATGTGAAAGGTGCGTATATCATCACCGTTACTTGGGACGAAGAATTTGACGATGATGTTGACACATACGTTTTGGACCCCGATGGCAAATTGGTGTTCTTCCAAAGACGTGAAGATGGTCTAATGCATTTAGACCGAGACGATCTTGGCAAAAGAAACGACACAGTAAATACACAATTTGGACAAGTGGTCTATAAAGAAAATCGAGAAATAGTCACTTTGAGAGGTACATCACAGGGGGAATACGTCGTCAATGTCCACCTGTACCGGAGGAACGACCAGCAAAACCTAAAACCGATTGAAGTCACAATTCAACTCGACAAAATATCGCCTGCCTATACCCCCATCATTCAAAAGAAGGTGGTTCTTGTGAATAATGGGGATGAAAAGACAGGGTTCAGATTCAAGGTTAATGACAAAGGTGAAGTCACATCGACTTCCTTTGATTATAAGCCATTGGCTAATGCCGCTCAGGGGCAAAATCTTCCTGTCGATCCCGATATGGGGAATGGCCCGATGCCAGATAATTTCGATCCAAACATTCCACCACAGGATGAATAACAATGGACTTTAACGCTATCGGTATCCCTATCGGTTTCATTTTGCTCGCAGCAATCGGCTTATGGCTGCTAATCTTTGCAAAGGGTTGGTGGGTTCTGAAAATCTTTTTCATGACCCTTTGCATTTACTTTAGCCTTGCGGTATGGTTGTCGCTCAGCCAACTCAGCGGCTGGCCGAGTAGTTCTGAGTTGCCCGAAAGATTCTTAATCAATGGGGTTGCTGTTCAGGAACCTTCAAGAACTGATCCAAATGACAAAGGAAACATTTACGTTTGGGCGACAGAATTGGATAATGACTTCAAAGCCAAGAAAACCGAAATCTCTTCTTGGTTAATGCCATTCGTTTCAAAGAAACGACCCTCAGAGCCTAGAGCCTACCGTCTGCCCTACACAGATGAAATGCGAGAGCAGATGGCCCAAGTCTCAAAGATGATGAAGGCTGGAAAGCCTGTTGTTGGCGAACGCAATAAGCTAACCGGCAAAGGCGACGGTGAAGGTGGCGATGGCAAAGGCAAGGGCAAGGGTAAAGGTAAGGGTCAAGGACAAGGAATGGGCCAAGGAAAAGAAGGCCAAGGTAAAGGCAAAGGTGGTTCAATGAGTCAAGAACAAGATTATATGTTCTACGAATTGCCGCCTCCAAAGTTCCCTGAAAAGTAGGAATAAAATGAAGCATATTGGTTTGGATTTGGTTCGTGTTACGGAAGGTGCCGCTATCGCCGCTTCTGCTTGGGTTGGAAGCGGCAATAAATTGCTGGCCGATAGAGATGCCACTGATGCTATGCGTAGACGCCTGAATAACATGGATTTTAGGGGCGTCATTCGTATTGGTGAGGGCAAAAAAGACCAAAGTTATGGTCTTTTTAAGGGGGAAGAATTGGGTAATCTTCCCGCCGACTATGAACCCGGTTTGTCTAATCCGCCCAAAGTTTACGATATTGGTGTCGATCCTATTGATGGGACAACTCCCACGGTCACTTCTGGTCCAGAAGCCACAAGCGTCATTGCTATTTCCGAAAAGGACTCAATGTTCGATACGGAAGAGCATTATATGCTCAAGCTGGCAGTTGGTCCGACGATTCCGCCGTACAAGGCCCGTCAGTTAAACTTCTCTATGCCCCTTCCAGATATTTGCAATTTTGTGGCTGATGCTCTCAACAAGCCGCTGAACAAATTGATGGTTTGCATCCTCAATCGTCCTCGCCACGAATTGTGGATCAAGCAAATGCGTGATTTGGGCGTTCGTATCAAACTAATTCAAGATTGTGATATTAGCGGTGCTATTGCGACCTGTCTGCCCGATGGCGGCATTGATATGCAATTTGGCGTGGGCGGTGCCCCCGAAGCAGCTATCACAGCCGCAGCCATGAAATGTTTGGGAGGCTTCTTCCTTGCCCAACTCTGGAATGAGAATCTATTTGGTCCAGAAATGAATCAGGATCAATTGGTTCAAGGTCCGTGTGCCTTTGCAGCAACCGGAATTACAGACGGAAGTTTATTGAAAGGCGTCCGTTGGACAGCACGAGGGCCGATTACAAACAGTGTGTTTATGCGTTCGGAAAGTAGAACAGTTCGTTGGCTCACAACGAATCACGGCAACTGATCTGAAAGGAAAGAGTGGAATGAGTCATCCTGTTCGTGGTCTAAAGAGATGTGCTAAGCCTGATTGCCCAAGGCTGTTTCCTGCGAATGGACACCAGATGTATTGTTCGCCTGAGTGTCGTGCGACTCGTCCACCTAAGCCCAGAGCGGGCGAGACGATTGTGTGCGCTGCCTGTAAGAAGCCGTTCATTAGAACCCGCTCAATGCGGCCCAACAGAAAAACTTGTTCAAAACCTTGCGATAGTATTTTGCGGAAGAAGGGTGTTACCATTGTTTGCGTGATTTGCGGCAAGGAGTTTTCAGTTCCTCCTCGTAAGAAGCATAGAACGGTTTGTTCGCCAGAATGCGCTTGTGGGCAAAAGAAACTCAAAAGAATTGTAGTAAATTGTGCTAGTTGTGGTAAGGATTTATCGCTTCCCAAAAGTAGTGTAGAAAAAAGACGTTTGCATTTTTGCGATATTGTATGCTTCAATAATTACCGATCCCCTAGCATAGATTTGATAAAAGAGTTTCATGCCCTTGGTCTTAAAAATGTGGAGATGATAAATCGGCTAAAAGTCGATCAAGGGACCATTACAAGACATTTGAGAAAATTAGGTCTTAGGAGTAATGGTTTAGGTGAACCTTTAGAAACTAGACAGGAAGGTGACAAAATACTAGCCCACTGTCAGGGGTGCAAGGAATGGAAGGAGTTGACTAATTTTTGTGGTCACAAAATTTGTAGACGATGCAGATATGATGATGAACGTGAAAAATGGTTGGAACTTGTGAATTCTGATATTGGTATTTATTTCCAACATAAGCTAGGTGCTGCACAAAACAGAGCAAAGAAAAAAGGTATGGCGTTTGATTTGGATGTTCCCTTTTTATTGGACATTTATGATCTGCAAGGGAATGTTTGTGGATATAGTAAAGGGCTTATGACTATGGAACAGGGGAAGGGCAGGGGACCAAATGCTTGTAGTATTGACCGATTTGATAATACACTTGGGTATTTACAAACAAATATAATATTGTGTACATGGAAAGCCAATACTGCAAAAACAGATTTTTCTCTCGATGAAATTTTGATCTATATGCCTTTTTTTTATTTTCAAGCGATGCAGTTCCCGTGGATTAAGAATAAGCACACTGATAATGTGCGAGCGATTATTGCTAGTATGCCCGATGCAGTGTAATAGAGAGAGCTTATTTAGTCGTAACTGACTTGGCAAGATTTCGAGGATAGTCTGGATCGTAATTCTTTGCCAAAGCAATGTAGTAAGCCAAGAGTTGTATCGGGATAATTTCTGATACAACTCTTTCTATTTCTGTGCTGCCTGCTGGCACTTCTATCCAGTGGTCATACAGAGAATTGTGCCTCTCGGCAATTCCGATAATCTTGGCTCCCCGACTTTTGACTTGCTTCCCACTTATTTCCATATCAGAATAGGTTTCATCGCTTGGATGCAGCAGAATTACATAAGAGCTTTCGTCAATGAGAGCTAGTGGGCCGTGCTTTAATTCACCGCCTGCCAAACCCTCTGCGTGGATATAAGCAAGCTCTTTGATTTTCAAAGAAGCCTCAGATGCGATTGGGTGGTTGATTCCACGACCTAAGATGTAAATGTCGCTTACATCTTTAATTTCGTAAGCAATTTCTCTAACTTTATTTTCTTCTCTGAGGGCTTGTTTGACACAATTCGATACAGATTTGAAATCTATATTCTCGAATTGAATATGAGATGCTATCCCGGCCAACAATAGAATTTGCGACGTAAAGCTCTTCGTGGCAGCTACGCCAATCTCCGGTCCACAATTGATTGGCAATACTAGATCGGAAATTCCAGCTAAAGTAGAAGCTGTTTTGTTGACAACAGCAATGATTTTGGCCCCTTTGTGTTTAGCCATCAAAACTGTTTCCAATACATCAGCACTCTCGCCACTTTGCGATATTGCCAGCAATACAGACTTTTCATCAAAGTCGTGGTTTAAGAATGGACATTCGCTCGAAATGATTGGCTCTACTTTTATCTTATGTTTATTTAGAAGATATTTGCCTATCAAACAAGCGTTATAGCTTGTGCCACTTCCAGTAAAGTATATGCTTTTTGCCGCACAAAGCATTCTAGCAGCATCAAAGGTGTTACATTCAGGTGTGTTACACTGAATCTTTTTGACTGTATGGATTTGCTCGTGGATTTCTTTGATTGTAAAATGGGCGTAATCTTCCTTGTAAGCGTCAGCCACTTCCCTTGAGAGTTGTACGGTCTTGTGTTTTACTTCTTTGCCCTCAAAGTTGTAAATTGTCATTCCACGAACTTTTGGCGGTTCTATTACAGCGAATTCTTTATTTTCAAGATAGATGGCTTGATCTGTACTTTCGATAAATCCCAATACGTCGCTTGCAACAATGTAGCCCAATGGTGCTAAACCCACGATAATTGGCTCGTGATTTCTTACAGCCACCAGTGTTTCGTCATCAAATATGGCCAAAAAAGCATAGTGTCCTTTTAGGTATTTTACAACTTCGAGGACTGCTTTCTTTGGGTCTTGTCTTTTAATATAGAAGTGTGCTAGAAGATTAGCAATTACCTCACTATCGGTGTCGCTATTGTGGGTGAATCCAAATTCAGCTTTTAATTCTTCGTGATTTTCTATAATCCCGTTGTGAACTATAGCAATCTTGCCAAGCAAAGTATCAACATGAGGGTGAGCATTGTCTTCACTTACTTTGCCATGAGTTGCCCAACGAGTGTGGCCAATTCCCACACCACCGGGCAGTTTATCAAGATTTTGTTTCCGATTAACATCTTGTACTTTGCCTACGCCCCGTGCAAGATTGAGTTGTTTGTCAAATGTGCAAGCTCCGACGCTATCGTAACCACGGTACTCCATTTTTTGAAGTCCACGCACAATAGTCGGAGCTACATCGCTTTGAAAAGAACAACCAATTATCGAACACATCTATTGCCTTCTTTGAGTAATTTCTTGTAGTATTCTACTTTTTCACGGAGAACGCTACGAGGGGCAATCCAATCGAAAGTTTCTACATCATCGCCCTGTTGCTCTTTTGCTGCACGCAACCTTAGAAGTTTTTTCATTGCAACTTTAACTTCGTCGTTCATTACCAAATCAGTAAGTTTTTCCATTGTTTCGTCATCAATGATTCCATCTTCTTTAGCTTTGGCAATTTGTTCAAGGGCTGTATGAGGGTCCAGAGTATCATCTAGTATGTGGGTACGATCCTCTTTCCCTTCTTCTTGATCTTTTGGCATATTTGGTGGCATCGAATCTTGGGGAATTTCTGCCGTCCTACTTGTTGCTGGGTTCGTTGGGGTTACTGGCTCTGTACGGTCTTCGCCCGCATCATCAGCTAGTTTTTCTCTTTCGATTTCTACGTCAGATTTACGACCTCTGCGGGACAACTTGTCCACATATTGGTGGTAGAGCTTCTTTGCTTGCTCCAAGCGTCTTTCAAAGTCTTGGCGACTTGTAATTGGATCGCTATCGAGTTCAACACGCTCTTGTCTTCTTAATTCATTCCAAATGTGTTTGCGATCCCGGTTATAGAGCAGTGGTGTACGAGGATCACCAAGTCTCAATATCCAAGGAAGAACTAAACCCTTGAGTTCTTTTTTGGCAATTCTTCTCTGGTGTCCACCACCGTAGTTGTTCCAAGCTGCTATCTCGCTTGGACTTAAATTCTCCCATGCACGATCACCAGTATTAGGTTTTTTATCCCAATACGATGAATAGCTTGGTCCCACATCGCCGCTTTCGGGTTCTGGGGATTCTTCTGGTGGAGCTTCGTCGCTTGTTGCCCCGCCCGATGGAGGCGTGTCGTGGTCAATTGTTGCCGTGCGATTCAGGTCAGCTATTACACGATCCAACGTAGCTGGATCGGTAGCGCCAGCAATTGCCTTTTTGTAGGCTTCATATTTGTCTTCTGGGAACCCTCTTTCTTTGGCTTTATCGAGGGCTTGCATTGCAGTCGCACGCTTGGCGTCTATTCCTTCTGCGGGCGTTTCTGGATTCTCTGATTCATATTTAGACAAATCTTCTTCAGCCTTGTCTAATTCGTCTTCATCAATATGTTTTTTGATCTTATCATATGCTTCATCTTCGATAAGACCGCCCAGAGCTTCCAATCTATCTCTTAGCTTTTGTTTGCTATCAGCAACCTCATCGCCCGTACTCTTTCTCTTTTGAATTTCTTCAATTCTCTTGAGGGCCAATTTGGGATTGGTTTTCGCCAAACTGAGAATCTGTTGGTACTCATCTTCATCAATAATGCCACGCTCTTTCATTTGCTTGGCAAAAGCCTCAGCACCCTTGCGATCATTCTCAGGGTCTTCGACAGGTCCAGTGGGTGTGGGTGTGGGACCAGCGGGAGCAGGAGAGGCTGGTGCAGAACCGCCAGCACCATAAATATGATCTTTCACAGTTTTGACAAGCATTGCTTTAAGTTGCGTACCCCACTGATTGATAAGCCGCATTATTGCAAGATTTTCAGTGCCCGGAATAGTATCTTCGAGCAGTGTATCAAGTTGGGTTTCTAGCAGCCTGCAATGTTCACGGAAAAGACGATATTCTTCGATAGGAACAGTGCGCAGCATGACGTGTTCTGGGTGTACTTGACCCAGATCATCACCGAGTTTGTTATTCCAGAAATAGGGATTATCTTGGTTATATCTCCCCCACCATAAATTGGACATGGTGTTCTTAAATCTGTCCCATATCCCACGTTTCGCCTGTGGGCGTGTCATGGGGTTGATGAGAGAAGATTTCAATTGCCCAATCATCTTATCCACTTCTTGTGGAATTCGGTCTAAAAGGGCTTGAACTTTCTGGTCTAAAGCAGCGTCTTCAACTATTTTCATGGCATTCTCCTTGCCATATATAGTCACGGGAAAATCAATGTTGCTCGCTTATATATTCGCCAATTTTCTTTAGAGACATAAGGCAGGAGTCGAATCGGTGGAAGTCGCTGGAAAGGTATTCCAACGCCAATTCATCGAAGCGGTCTTTGTCCTCTCCTTCTACCTCAAAATAGATGGCTTTACCCTTTTTGCCCAAAACTTTATATTTGTGCATCAGGATAAATGCTGCGGCCCCTAAGTCCGTGACAAATCTATGGGATTTTGAAGCAAAGGGATATTCCCCGATCTTCTTTAGGGACATAATACATGCGTCAAAGCGATGGAATTCGCTGGATAGATAGTCCAAAGTAAGTTGGTCGAACTTCTCGGCTGTCTGTTCCTCGGCTGTAAGGAGAAAGAAAATTTCTTTCCCTTGACGACCAATCACCTTGTAATCGTGCATTAAAATGTAAGCGGCTGCGCCCAGATCGCTTACACTCTTCTTATTAGTTGTCATTTCTTCCTTTCAAAT